CCAAAAGATTGGAAAAAACGAATAGACGCAATAGAAATCTTTAAGGAATATACTAAATTACCCTGGTATGATATAATTTACAATAATATTTATAATCAAGACATAACTAAAAATAATGAAATATTAGTGAATTATGATTTGGTATTATTTATGGATGTTATTGAACACATAAAAAAAGAAGAGGGGCTTAAAATGCTTAAAAAAGCCAAGCATTATATAATATCAACCCCCAATTATATTAGCGGACAAGGCACAATGTTTGGCAATATATATGAGACTCATATAAGTCAATGGTCGCAAAATGATTTTAAGGAGAGTTTGATCATAAACGATAGATGGATAATAGGCTACCAATTACCTTAAAAACATAAAGATTCAAGAAGAGAGGCACTCCACGTTTAAATTTGAGGGTATTCTGAAGGATTAAAGAAATTTTATCTAAAATAAATATTCAGGAGGTGAATCAGATGGCCAATGTAATAAAAAGTGGAGAATGGACTGCTCCTACCGAAAAAGAAAGAAATGAATTACCGCAGAGTTATTTTTTGGGGGCAGATAAAACATTTCCATATAAAGCATGGAAGGGACCGAACAAAGGGGCAATATCATGCCCGGCGCTTCGTGCCGTAATCGCTCGTGCAAATACATCAGGACATAGAGCAATAGGATTAAAAGGATCTGCTTTGTACCAAAAATATTGTAAGGGAGAAGAATAACAAAACTGTGTAAATTTTATTAAACTTGCCAATGATAAAAAAAATGATATAATATAAATAAGGAAAATAAATAATTAAATAGAGCTCCAAACTAGAGAGCCAATCTAAAAAGACTTTATGATCGAGTCTTTTTGAGTTGGCTCTTTTTTTATGTGGAAGTAATTAAATTGGGAGCGTATAAAAAAATGCCAGAAACGGAAAAAGAAAGACAGAAAAAATGGGAAATTGCCAATGCAGTAGATACTTTAATTAAAGCTGTGGAAATCAGGAAAGATAAGAAATTGATGTCAGAAGTAGAAAGAGAAATGAAAAAAAAGCAGAGTAATATATCGGAAGCATTGAGAAGCTCGGCTTTAAAAGTAATCTCAAAAGAATAAGGAAGGGACTTACATTGAAAATAAAAATTGAGATTGGTAAACTTAAAATCGAAATTGGTTGGATGCATATAATATTTTTTTGTATATGTTTATTTATAGGTTTTTGTTTATTTGCAAATTGGGTTTTGCATTTATAAAAATAAAAATATAAAGGAGATTAATTAAAATGGACTTAATAACTCAAATTAAAACTGCCTTAAAAAAAGCAGGACTTGATGAGGGATTAGCAGAAAAAATCAAGGTGACTGATGCAAGTCAAATTGACGCAGAAATTGAAAAATTAAAAGGGAAAATTGATCTGACCCCGGAACAACTTGTCGGTGCTATCAAAGAAGCTGGGCTGGAAGAAAGTTTCAATAAATACCTGCAGAGCGAAACGGACCGGAGGGTATCGCAAGCCATTACCACTCATGATCTAAAATCAGCAAAAGAAAAAGAAGAGGCAACGGCAAAAGAAAAAGCTGAAGAAAAGAAAAAGAAAGAACAGGCAAATATGAGTGAAAGTGAAAAGAAAATATCGGATCTAACTGAATCGGTTAACAAGTTGACTGATTTGGTAAAAGATTTGAGTGGAACGACTGTCAAGACAAAGCGGGAGACTTTAATTAAAGATGCTCTAAAAAAAGCAGATTTAAGCGAAGGATTCTTAAAATATATTACAGTTGATAAAGATGAAGACATTGAGACAAGTGTCAAAAGTTTAAAGGACGAGGTTCTCGGACTTAAACAAGCCGAAATTGATAAAAAACTTAAAGATGGAGAGATCCCTAAAAAAGGCGAAGAAATGGGAACCATTGAAGAGGAGACGGCGATCAGCTTTGCCAAAGCAAAAAATGAAGGGGCTGAAGGGCAACCTTTTCAGGGATTATCAGAAGAAGAAATCAAGAAAGGCAAAGAAATTAAAATAAAAAAAATAAATGAATAGGAGATAAATATAATGAGTCTACAAATTAAAAAAGAAGATGGGGTTGTATATGACCCTGTATTTCTGAAAATATTAGAAGATATCCCTGGCGGAGTGACAGTAAAAACTGATAGATTCCCAACTACTACCAAAGAGATCAAAAAAGGAACATTGTTAAATGCCATGACCGGTGCCAGCATAGGATTATACAATGTAATCAAAACGGTAAAGACAGTCGCTGCGGTAGTTTCAGGAGTTACTGTTTTAGCAGTTGAGCCCGCTGATCATCTATTTAAGGCCGGTGAATTCATATTTTTATGTGGAGTAACCGCTTCAACGATTAGCCGAGTATCAGCGACAGCTATTGCAGTTATGCAAACGCTGTTAAATACTGGTGGTTTAGTTGCTTCGGGTTCGGTTTTATATGAAACCCCCACTATTGCCACCGCAACTCCTTTGTATGGCGCCAATTGTATTTTGCGTGACAATGTCAAGGTAAGGGATGAAGAAGGGAATTTGCTAGATAATTTATTTGCGGGGGCCGTTGTACGCGGAACCGTAGATGAATCCGAATTACCATATTTCGTAACTGATACCGACAAAACAAATCTTACCGTTAGAATAAGATTTGCCTAAAAATTAAAATTAAAAAAATTATGTAAGGAGAAATAATATGGAATATTCACTATTAAAAGAAATAAATAAAAAGACCTTACAGGCCTATCTTATTGCACGAATATATGAAAAACTATTTTGGCCTACATTCTTTCCTTTAAAGTCAACTCCCTTCCTAACTTACGAAACATTGGTTGGGAGTAAGGGGAATAGGGTGGCTGCTGATGTGGTGGCTTATGATGTAAGTGCACCTCTCAAAACCAGAAGGACTGTAAGTAAATTATCAGGAGAAATCCCTTCTATCAGAATGAAAAAGAAAATGACAGAAATGGATTTGAATACTTATAACATATTAAAAGCTCAGGCAAGGCCAGAACAGACGGCTTTACTTGATCTTGTATTTGGAGATGTAGATGACTGCGTAGATGGCGCAAATGCCAGATTAGAGTGGATAATATTTCAAGCATTATCTAAAGGACAAATAACTCTTTCTATGGTTACAAATGCCGCAGGAGTGATAACCGAAGAGGCCATTGATTTTGGACTTCCTTTGGCCAATAAAAAAGCTGTGGTAGGAGCTGCTAACACTTATTGGGAAATCGGCAACGCTGCCACTTCTAAACCCATAACTGATATAGAAGCTGTTATGGAGGCGGCTAGTGATCTTGGAGTATTACCCAGATATATGCTGATGAATCGTTCTAAATGGCTGGCATTTAGAATTTCGGATCAGATCAAGGATTTCGTCATTCCATTCGCTTTATATGGTGGGCTCAAAAAACAGAGGGCACCTACTCTTGAAGTGGCAAATGATGCTTTAAGATCTGAGGGATACCCAGAAATAATGATAATTAACACTAGAATAAGTTATGAGGATGCAGGCCACACAATTACATCGGTTGATCCCTGGTTAGATTCTGATGGTGCGGATAGATATGTGACTTTCCTTGAAGATTTAAAGTGTGGAGATCTGCTTTATGGACCTATCGCAGAGGAGACAAATCCTCCGAAACAGGTGGTTCAAGCCAAGAAAGGACCGATTCTAATTTCCAAATGGTCTGATGTTGATCCTGTAGCTGAATACACCAAAAGCGAATTAAATGCATTCCCATCCTGGCCCACAATAGATAGAGTGCTTTCTCTTGATACTGAAAATGCGACTTTATGGGGTGCATAATCTAAATGAACAACAAAGCAGCTTTACAATCGCTAACAGAATATAAGAATGATAATTTATTAGAGAAACTTCTTTTGGATAGAGGCGTTGTGACAGGGGGAACTTATGCGGCAGCTAATGCTAAAGACATAGATTTAGCTGCTGCATCCCTCTATTTTACCCTTGCTGCACATCCCGAATTAAAAGAAGGAGCTTTTTCAATAAAATATAGTGGGGCTCAATTAATCGCAATGGCAAAGAGAATCTTGAAAAAATATGATATGGACGAACCAACCGTTGATGGAGCTGCAATATGGTAGTAGAAAGA